GAGGACACCTTCATTGACGCGGCGGAGTCCGTCCCCGGCGTACTGTTCGCACAGGCCGACTGCAACCACCCGCGCGGGCAGGGCACGGTGGACGTCATCGTAACAGGCACGGCGGGCGAGGCAACGGAGGGACTGCTTGCGGCAATAAGAGAAGCCGTTGACAAGATCGCTGGCCCGTATGATAATATTCTCGTGAGATCCTCTGTGACCGTCTCACAGAACATCTCTGTCACGATCACGACCAACACGGCAGACACGGACGAGACGGTGGAGAACCGGGTCAAGGCGATCCTCACCGAACTGCTGGCCGTGCGCCGCAGCCGCAAGCTCAACGAGCTGACCCTGTCCGACATCAACCACGCGATCCGCAGCGGCTACAGTGGGGCCACCAACGCGGCGGTCTCCGAGCCGGAGGCGGATGTGAAGCTGGGTAAGGACAAGGTCATCACCCTCGGCGACGTCTCTGTGACGGTCGAAAGGGAGTGAGCGGATGAAGCAGTTTGAAACCTTCGGGGAATATATGTTTGATCTGCTCTTCGCTCCCTTGAAGAAGGGCCGGAAGGCGGTCAACCAGCTCCGCACCTTCTTCAAGGTCATGGGGCGCGAGTTCGACGACCTGAAGGCGGCGATCTTCCGCGTGCGCAGCGAGGCGAACGTAGCAAGCTGCTCAGAGGTCATGCTCCCCGTGCATGGGCAAGACCGGGATATGCCGCGACTGGAGGGCGAGGACGCCGAAGCCTATCGGACGCGCCTGTCCATGAAGGGAATCATCTCACAGTGGAGCGGCACGCGGCGCGGCGTTCTCTACGCGCTGACCGCGCTCGGCTACGACCGCAGCCGGATTGAACTGTTCGCCGATCAGGATGCGGAGCGCTGGGCTGAGTTCATCATCTTCCTGAACAGTTCCAAGCCCAGCGGCGTCACAAATCTCTCGGTCATCGACGGGCAAGTCCGCAAGGTCAAGGAGGGCAGCAGTAAGCCCGCCTACGGTATGGAGACCATCGGCGGGCTCATTATTCAATCCCGGCTTCAGACAGGCTTCTCACGCTATCCAAGGTGCGGAGAGATCGTGTGCGGCGTGTGGCCGCATATCGTCAGTGAAGGACATCTCGTGGCCTCGACGGTCATGGCGCAAGGCGGCGCATCGGGCGGCGGCAATCCCTTCCCGAGAGCCGGCACATTTGCAGCCTCCGAGGAGTTCTATCACTTCGGCGCGTACACCATTTATCAGGGCTTCGCCTCGGACATTGAGGTGGGCTCGAAGGCGGCGCAGGGTGCAAAGGTCTACCTGAGATGCTCCACCTCTACGCGCTGCTCTACCAACGCGAAAGGAGGCGCAGCAGAATGAAAACATTGACTTCTATCGGTATCCAGAAGATCGGGCAGCGGTTCGTTGACTCGGTCGATCATGCGGACTACACGCTCAACGGCGTGCCACAGACAGCGGAGCCCTTCCGCCGCTTCGTGCAGGGCGCAAGCGCAAGGGTCTACATTTACTTCGACGATACCGTGATCGGTGACGTCGCCGAGGTGCAGCTCGTGGACAAAGACGGCGACATCATCGCGTCAGCGGGCGAACGGGTCTTCACAAAAACACCGGGCAAGGGGCTTTATATAGCCTTCAAATATAATATCTTAGAAGTGGAGGTCGAAAGCAGCAATGAAAACCTATGAAAAAATCGGGTGGCTCGATCACGTCCAAGACATTGAGACGGGAGAGGTCATTCAGGAAGGAACGCCTGTGAGTCAGGTGAATATGAACCACATGGACGAAGGTATTTTCACAAACCGTGAAGCGGTCATTCTCCATGAGGCTCAGATTGCCGACGCGCAGAAAGAGATTAAGGTGTTGAAGGATGCGACGCTGAACAACATGGTCAACAATGTCTTTCTCATCAACTTCAACACCGTGACCTCGGTCGCGATCACGTCAGGGATTTACGACTCTGTGGCGCGAAAAATCTATGTATAAGGTCGCTTGCAGCCGCAAGGAAGCAAGCTGCATCATCGGGAGCTTGCTCGTGGAGCTGGCCCCGGTATGCGAGAAGTGCGGCGGGTTGCCGGATGGCGTGCTGAACCTACAGACGGAGGCGGGGCTGTCCCTCACAGGGGACGCCGACGTCCTCATCACAGGGCACAGCATCATCAGCGGCAAGCCTGTCAGGATCAAACTCACGGACTACGGCTTCGAATATTATGGTGATCACGCCGAGCTTGCCCGCGTTCGGGAAAAGAGGTGTGTGTATCATGGCAGAGCCGTCAGTCCTACAAAAGAAAACTGAGATATTTCTCGAAAGGGATATATACCCCTTGCTGAAAAACTTCCCCGCCTCCGAGAAGTTCTCCTTGTGCCAAGAGATCAAGCAATCCTGCTACAAGCTCATCCGAGCGGCTGTTATGGCCAACAACCTCACGAACGTCAACAGACGGCTCATGTGGCTGGATGAGGCGGACGCAGAGAAGACACTGCTGCTCGTGCTTTTAGGTGTCGCCAAGAACCAGAAGTACATCACGCAGAAGAAACTCTTGGAACTGCAAGGAAAGCTCGAGGAGATCGGGCGCATCATTGGAGGACTGCAAAAGTTCTTCATCAACAACCGAAAATAGACCATCAGAAAAAGTACAGCACCTACTCAGGGTTATCTCTGTCTGGCGTCGAACCGTGCGGTTCGCGGGTACAATTCGGCCCGCAACTGGAACAACAACAATGCTACGAACTCCAACCCGAACGTCGGTTTCCGCCCCGCCTTGTAGGTTATTACGTCATCTGCGGCCACGGCTTCAGGTGCGTGTCCTTGTTATACTTCAAGGGAGAGGTAATCCTTCGCCATGTTGAGAAACGGCGTAAAAACAGTGACTGAGCTTCGCCCGCCCTCTCGTATTGGGAGGCGGAGGGAGGTCTACAATGTGGGTAGCAACCCGCGTCATGGGTGCCAAGCCGTTCTAAAAGGAAAGGATGCCACGAATGACGAAATTCCCAATTATGCTCTACAACACAAAGAACACCAAGAAGGCCCTCGTGCCGCCGATCCCTCCACCCTCCAGCTATGAGGACGCCGTGGGCTGGTCAGCGATCGAGGCGGGCTACAAGACCGCCTTGCGAGGCAGCCGCAAGTTCACGCGGGAGGCCGTGCTCTACGACCTCTATTCCGAGGTGAACAACGTGCGCCTGTGGCGCGATCTCAAGAAAATTGAGAAAACGAGACAGGCGGGCGTTAGTGAGTACACGCCGGGAAAGTATCGGCACAGGATCATCGTGGAGCCGAAGGAGCGCAGTCTTCACATCCCGCCGCTGCGGGACAAGGTCGTGCAGCTCGTCATCCATCAGGAGCTGCAGACGCTCTTCCGCCCGGTATTCGTCAACCGTTCATTTGCGTGTATGTACGGAAAAGGCCCCATCCGAGCTGCCTTCAACGTACAGCATGACATGAGGGTCGCCCGCATGAAGTGGGGCGACGAGGCGACGGTCATCAAGATCGACGTCCGCAAGTTTTTCTACAGCATCGACCGCAGCGTGCTCAAGCAGATCATCGCGAAGCGGTTCAAGAAGCTCAAGAAGAAGTACCCCGAGAAATACGAGGACTTCCTCCGTTTTTACAGGCTTCTTTGCAAAGTGATCGACAGCTCGCCGGAGGGTGAGAGAGGGATTCCGCTGGGAAATGTGAGTTCTCAGGACTTTGCCAACATCTACCTCAACGAGCTCGATCAATTCTGCATCCGCTTCCTCGGTGCGACGCTCTACACGCGCTACATGGACGATGTCGTCGTCATAGCGCCAAACAAGGAAATCGCCCGGGAGTGGTTAGCAAAGATCAAGGTGTTCCTCCAAGAGAGACTGCACCTTGAGACCAACCAGAAGACCAAGATTTTCTATGTGCGGCAGGGCGTGAACGCCTACGGCTTCAAAATCAAAGCGACGCATCTGCTTCTCCGTACCGAGTCGAAACGGCGGGAGAAGCGGCGCATCAAGCGGATGATGGAGAAGCTGCAGGAGGGCACGATCACGAAGGCGGCGATCGTCCAATCGGTCAATTCGTGGCTCGGCTTCGCCCGATGGGCTTGCGCCTACAATCTGGCGAAGAAGATATTCGCTCCCTACCGCTTTATCAAAACGGAAGGAGAGATCCCTTATGGCGCAATATCTCGGAACCGTCAAGCTCGGCGGATTCTACAACAACGGCGCAATTCTCAAGCGGCCCACAAAGCCGTGGCGGCCTGACGACTCCGCAGGCGGGAACAGCGGCTACGGAGACATCCCACAGATGTCCGGCAGCATGGCGAACTACACCTTCGGAGACACTCCCAGCGCGGACGCGAACAAGCTCCAATGGGTCAAGATCAAGGACGGGGACAAAACCCTCCTCATTTGCGACCGCGTCATTCTGGTCAGCGTCTCGTGGGATGACTTGAACGGGCAGGGCTATGTCACCGGAAAGACCATCACCATCGATGGGGCAAAGTACAAGTGCCGCCTCCTCACCGGAGGCAGCAACCGGCGGAATAACGACTGGTATGCCGGAGGAACACCTACCAATAACGAGTGGGACAGGTTCATCACCCGCGAGGAAGTCATCACCGGACTCCCTGCCCCGGTTTCCTCTGACCTGGACACCAACCTCAACACGACCGATCACAACAGTCCTCATAATCAGCTTTGGCATTGGGCGGGCGTGTATTCCTGGTGTCAAGAGACCTGGGCGGAGAACGCGTCGCGCCGTGCGGTTCGCGGGTACGATTCGGCCCGCTACTGGAACTACAACGGTGCTTCGGACTCCTACCCGAACGTCGGTTTCCGCCCCGTCCTTGAAATCCTGAACACTGACCCTCTGATCTCTGACAGTGACAGAGACCTCGGAGATAAGAACAGCAATTTTACGATCACCTACACGGTCGATGACGCCGACTCCGGCGACGTCTTGACGGCGACGGAGTCGCTCGATGGGCAAACGACGAAGTCGTTTGCCCCGACGCGAAATTTGGTAAACACCATCTCTGTCGATGTCGACTCCCTGAGTCTCGGTAAACACACCGTCAAGGTCGTCGTCAGCGATGGACAGGGCGGCACAGCGACCCGGACGTGGACGTTCACCCGCACAAACTCCGCACCGACCATTTCCGGCAGCGACGGCAACCTCGGAGATAAGAACCTCGGCTTCACCTATGCCTACACCATTGACGATGCGGACGGCGACACACTGACCGTCGTGGAGGAACTCAACGACGAGACGATTCGCACGATCAACAATGCGCCCAAGGGCGAGGAGCTGACCGTGACGATCACCTCCGAGAAGCTCTATGCGCTGGGGCTTAATTCGGTCAACACCCTCAAGATCACCGTCACGGACGGCAAGGGCGGTACGGCCTACCGTCGCGTCACCTTCACCCGCACAAACTCCGCACCGACGATCTCCGGGCAGGACAAGGCCCTCGGTCTGAAGAACGGGAGTTTCGCAGAGAATTACACCGTGAGCGACGTTGAGGGCGACAATGTGGTCGTCACCGAGTTCGTGGATGACGTGCAGATCCGCAGCTATCAAGCAACGCTGGGGCAGCAGGAAACGATCGAGCTGACCCGAGAGAAGTGGCTCTCGCTTACCAATGGACAACACCAGCTCCGCATCGAGGCGGTCGACGGCAACTTCGCCACCAGCGTCCGTGTATTCTCCTTCAGCAAGAAAGAGACAGTCATTAAGTTCGAGCTGGTCGCGCCGGAGGAGACCGATGCAGCGGCGACTAAGGTGCTCGTGACGCCGACGTGGAAGATCGAGGGCGCGGTCGCCAAGGTGGAGGCGTGCAACAACGGTTTTGACGCCGTTCCCACATGGGAGGACATCACGGCGATGGTGCAGATCAACCGTGTCTACAACTTCACCAACAAGACCAAGACCGCGAGCAAGTGGGGCGTGAATATCCGTTTCACCATCACAAAGAATGAGGGCTTCGAGGGTGAAGTCTCCATCTCGGGTTTCGGAGGTGCGTATGAATAAAGCTATGAAGTATTTGACTCCGAAAAAACCTATCTCCAAGATCGCCCGTGACCGGGCAGAGGAGATGGAAGAACGGAATGTCGACCTCTACGAGGCGATCGCTGGACTCTTTGAAGAGCTGGCTGCGCTGGAACAGTCCAACGCGGAGCTGAAAGCCCGTGTTGAAATGCTTGAAAAAGGAGGTAAGCAGAAATGAAGGTTAAGACCTATATGATCGCCGTCTATGCCGTTCTCGTCAAGAACGGCAAGCGCGAGATCGAGGAGCTTCCCGAAGCCTATATCATTCCTGTTGCTGAGTATTTGGCTACTCAGGAAGAAGCTACCAACGAATGAGATAAGCGGTGAAGCAAAAACCCCGAGGTAAAGGCAGTTTACATCTTTCCCGGGCAACCACAAAGGCTCGTCCCGCAGTACACGCAGACCACCTTGAAGGGGGCCGCGTTTGCTGTGGGACGAGCCTAAGATTTTCTTCTTAGAACGGCGCTATTTTTTCTCAATTATCCTGTCCGAATTTCTCAAAAATCGTGTCGCGCTACAAGAAATTCAAAAACTTTTTAGAGAATATGCAGATCAGTTTCCAGATGTTTTTGATGCACATGAGAAAATTCAAGTTGGTGATGATTGCATAGCAGAAGCGGTTGGCGTTCTAAAAAATTGGAGTTTAGCTGCGAGAAACGATGAAGCTGATGATTGGGATCTCATGGGAGAAACCTATGAGCAATTCACACATATCAACCTAAAGAGACAACAAGGACAGTTTTTTACAAATCGCCTTGTAATTGATATGATGGTAAAAATGCTTGACCCAGAAATTGGAGAACACACACTGGATCCAGCTGGTGGAAGTGGTGGATTTGCAACTGGAATTTTCAGGTATCTAAGAAGAAAGGTTCTTTCCAGAACAGCACCTAATTCGCCCTCAAGAGATCGTCAGTTGAATATCATCAAGGACAGCGTGTACCTTGTAGAAATAGCCGCCAGATTGGTTAAGATTGCGAAGTGCGCAATGTTGCTTACTGGTGATGGTCAATCTGGTATGACCCGTGGCAATTCTCTTGATTTGTATTCCAGATTAGACCCATGGATTGTATCAAGATGTGCGAAAGGAAAGAGCAATGCCCCTTCCGTAATTGCCACAAACCCCCCGTTTTCTGGGCAAAAAGTAGATTCTCAGATTTCAGATAGATCCATCTTGAAAAGCTATGCCTTTGGTCATAGTTTTAAGAAAAATGATGATGGTACTTTTGTTTTTTCCGGGAGTGACTCTGATATTTTGCCGCATCAAGCTCCGGAACTCTTATTTATCGAAAGATGTATCGACTGGCTGAAACCAGGCGGTCGAATGGGAATTGTTCTGCCGAAGGGAATTTTGGACAATGTAAGCTATGAAGCCTACCGAGAATGGATTCTGGATAGATGTGAGTTATCTGGCATTGTTACGCTTCATAAAGACACATTTCAGCCAGACACGGGAGTAAGAACCTGTATTCTCTTTTTAAGAAAACCTGAAGATGGTGAAATGCCACGAGAAGATTACAATATCTTTATGGCAATGTCTCAGAGAATTGGACAGGACTCTAAAGGCAATTCTGTGTTTGTTTTGGACGGAAATGGTAATAACACCGGCGTTCTGAATCATGATCTAAATGAAATTGCGGATGCGTATATTGACTTCTTATCTGGCAACGAACATCAGAAGTCCGAGTATATCTTTACCATTAAGAAAAGCGAAGTTAAAGACCATATTAACATCAATCCTCAACACTATTCGCCAAAGTTAAATGCTGCTTTAGATAGCGTCCTTGCTTTTGACAATAAAGATAATTGGGCAACAACAACGGTGGGACAGCTTGAAGCTGGCATCAGAATTTATATCGGTCCACGGTGGAATTCTGCCAGCATAAAGGTCGATAGTCCAACCGACACATCAAACTTAGTTCCATACTTAACTGCCAATGCAGCACTGGAACTTAGGCGCCTTACAGTAAAATGGCTGGATGCAAGAAAAGCGAATCCACAGCAGAGACAGTGTATTGATATGCTAAAAATTCACGAAGGAGATATTTTAATATCTCGTTCAGGAACCATCGGTAAAGTAACCTATGCAACAAAGGATTTAGCTGAGAATTACATTGTCAGTGATGACCTTGTTCGTATTCGTGTCAAGGATGCAAATCTCAGGGCTTACTTGCTTGCTTATTTTACTTCTTCTACGGCATTGGCTCTTATGCTGTTGGACGAATACGGTTCTGTTCAGCAACACTTGCAACCTCGACACATTCAAGAAATGTTAATTCCTGTTCCGGATGATTGGAGTCTGGCACACGATATGATAGATGCAGGAAATATGTTCATAAAAGCAATGGAGGACATGTCGAAGGCAGACAGGAAAATCAGGACGCAGGGCTTTGACGCTCTCATAGCAGAATAGTGTCACTATGCTTACCAAGCCTCCGTTCGATAAGCCTCTAAGCTTTACCAGGTTGTTTGATAAAAAGATGCAGATGGAAATTATGGCTGCGATTAACAAAGTTAAAGATAATGCAGTTGTTGTTGCAGCTTGAGAAAGCGTACAACATCAGTTTAACGATTACCGCTGTGATTTAACGATTGCCCCAGCCGTTTAACGATTACAACGTCACAGACAGCCGCAAACCCCATAAAACGCGCGAACCCCGCCGCAGAATTGCTCTGCAGCGGGGTTCGTTATATGCCGGAACAGCCGAAAAGCCTTATTTCATGCGGTTTTCGGGCATAGAAAAAATCCACCGTAATTCTATCATTACGGTGGACTTATGGCAAGCGGCACCCTTTAAGATATCACCTGATTTTGTGCTTTTAGCTGTCTTGATGAAGGCGTTTTTTGCTTAACCTTTATTCGAACTATCGCTCCCGATTAATTCCGGATGTTTCAGATCCTTTGATTTTGGCTCAAACAATTTATCGAACAACGCTCTATTTCGTTGTTTGGCATTTTTGAGTAACTTATCATAGGAAATAACCTCGATATATGTACCAACGGCTTGGTTGTATCCGAAGTAACCTTCACCATCCTGAGTCTGGACTAACCCCGCTCTTGCTGCGCTTTTTCTTAGCGTGGAAGTCATATCCGCTATGACATAGCAATAGAAAGCAACTTGCTGAACATTTACAAATCCTCGTCCGTTTGCTTTTTTAACTTTGCCCGCCTTAATATCCGTCACATAGTCGTAGACTTGCGTAATAGGATCTGTTTTCTCTGTCGCAAGATCATTCCGCTGAGGTCGCTTCAACTCAACAATGGTGATAGAACTAATATTATCAGTATCTGCTGTATATGACAGTGCTGCGTCAAAAACGGTCAAATCCATCCGTTTATCTGCACCATTCTCCAAAATTGGAATTGTGTATATTTTTTTATCTGATGCCAAAAAGTGATGATACGCCAGTCGATCATCAATCAACCATAAATTCATATCATCAAGCTCTATCTCGTCTGATGTAGTCTGCATAGGACAAATAATCTTATGTATACGAGATTCTTTGCTATACGCACCGCGCTCATCTGCCTCTAAAGCATGTTCAAGAAGATCAATAACCGCTTTTCGCCGTGCCACATACTCGGCTAGACTCGCACGACTCAGTTCTGTGATATTCTTGCAGTATTCATCGAAGAGTTGCGGAAAACTCGGATCAGAGGTTGCATCTTGTTTAACTTTTTCTTCGATATCATGCTTTTTTTCGACAATGTCAAGCTCCCACTGTTGCTGCTGTTTATAGAGTTCTACATCCAGCTTATCTTCTGCCAAACCCGCTGGAATTCGTTCATAGACTTCTGGACGGAGGTTTAGCAATAGGCGATATTGTGGACGTTTTGTCCTAACCAGAATATCAATCTGAGTTTTCTTTTCGTCCGCAACTTTACTAAGTTCATCACTCAAATACGCACGAATATACTCAACAGCAGCTGCTACAATTTCTGGCTCCTTTGAATCGCCAAATAGCGGCCCATCTGAAAAATCAAAATCTGACCGTTCCGTATTAACAGCCTCATCTAGATAATCACCAGCCAGATAACCCACATAATAATATGTGTCCTCACCACTAGTTAGTTTTTTCTTCATATCTGGAATATAGGTTGAAAGCGTATATGATTTGACCTCGCGGCTATTTGCACATAGGTGAAGCTCATGCCTATCGGTACCTTCTGACAAAAGCATATGGTACAGCGTATACTGCTTTCCTTTTAGCTCCATTGAGTCCTGATGCAGAGAATCTTTATATGTTTTCTCATAATAGCTGTTAAGATTGAAACTTTCACCACGGTTATCTCGCAGAGTAATTTGAGGGCAATTTCCTGTAATGAAATATGGAAGGCAGTGCTCAATTAGCTTTTTCGCTAAACTCTCGAGTGAGTATGCAACAGCGTCATGATATGGATTTCTAAAACCTTTCAGATTAACGATTGTTTGTTGTTCTACATCTTTTGCTTCAAGCGTTTTGTCATTTTGTTCTGGTTTTACACCAGTGAGGGAAAAATCAAACGTTCTAGTATGCCAGAGACCATCTTCAAAATAGGTGCTATTGATGCTGACTTTATCAAATGCTTTTAACCAAAGGAAACGCCCAATGCCTTTACACCCCTTTTTCACTTTCAGCTGAGAGTACGCCTCTAAAAAGGAATTGTAGTTTTCGGTATTGAAGCCATTCCCATTGTCGGTTACGGTAAAAGCTTCAAAGTGAGCGGGTTCGTCAGCTGTGTGACCTTGTCCATCTGTCTTAAGTTGAATATGGTTCGGACGCAAAGACTCAATAATGATTTTCTTCTCTTTTGCGTCACTATCTTCTAGTGACTGAATTGAGTTAATGACAGTTTCAAAGAGTGGCCACAACGCTTTTGCGGTCGAAAGTTTTATCTGTCCAACTTGGCCGGCAACATTTACCGTTATAGGCATTGCATACCCTGTCCCTTCCTATTAAAATCAAATAGTGTACATTTATATAATACTAAATAACAGGCTTAATCTCAATGGGGATTTATGTAATAATTCAACAAATCTAATGTTTTGTCACTCAACGGCTGTTCTTCAAAACTGGTAGTGCGCAGTGCGTATTGATAGTGGATGTCCAACATCAA